TGCTCATTCGCACGCCCTGACAGTGACCGTCTTTACTCTCACCAGGGATATAGCAATCTAAATGACGACAGCCTACAAATCAACTGCTATTCCGAAATGCCATTAGAAGCCGACACGATTGCATATCAAATCACTTTGGCAATGGAGGCATGGCCCGCGGCAAACAGCGGCATACAGGCGGCATTTATAAAAAATATCGTTAGCGATCTATACGACGAATCAACCGACCTCCACTTTACAGCAGTGGAGGTTTCTGTTACTCACTCACTCGGAGATTAAGGAGGGCTAAATAAATGACCACAGCAGCACAGGCGGCCTTTGGGACTGTTTTTACTTGGAACTCTCAAACAGTCGCAGAGTTAACCAATATCGGGGGATATGAACTTTCCGTCGATATGATTGACGTTACGAATCACCAGTCAACAAGTGGATTTAAAGAAGTAATTGCTGGACTCATTGACGTTGGAGAAATCCCAATCGAGGGAAATTTTAAATATTCCGACACAAATGGTCAAATTGCAATGGCTACAGATGCAGCCGCCAGAACATCAAGGGCTATTACGATTACTTTCCCGAGTAGCTTAGGGGTTCTTTCTGGAACAGCCTTTATTACAAAATTTAAAGTTGGCGACGCTGCGTTTGATGGTAAAATTCCATTTTCGGCCTCTGTAAAAATTACAGGAGTCCCGACATTTACCGTAACCGCATCAACCGGCTTAACTACTCCATTCTTTACGGTTTCCGGCGCCGGTACGGTTATCGTTCCAACGGCTTCCGGTTCCGTTTATGATTATGTTGTTAATATTGGCACGGCAATCGGAACCGTTACAATCACCCCGACAGCTACAGCCGGAGTTATCACGATTACCGCCAATGATGTAAGTCAGGTTGTTTCGACTGGTGTCGCATCAACAGCTATTACCCTGGGCGTTGCCGGAAGCATTGTCGAGGCTGTTATCAGTGTTGCTGAAACCGGCAAGACTCCGAAGGTTTACACTTTACAGCTGACCAGAGCAGCATCATAAGGAGGATTTATGCGATCTAAAAATATTGAAATATCAGGGAAAAATATATTTATTCAAGAGCAGAAAATTAAAGAAATTAAAGGCATAATCCCAAAGATTAGCGGAGCATGGACAGAAATCGGCAAAGGTGACATTGCGGGTGTAGTTGACCGGCTTGGTGTCCAGATTGTCGAGATTTTCCCCGAACTCAAAGGCGTTGACATCGACGAATGTTACCCGTCTGAACTTGAGGGATTTGTGGAGGCGTGGATTGACGTAAATTTTACTGGCGTAAAGAAAATTGTCGGGCCGCTGCTGTCTTTGGCGAAGTTGGGACAAACCAAGCTCGTATCCGATTTGGCAGAGCCTTTGGACAGCCAGACTACTGGCAAGAATTAACGATTTCTGATCTTGAAATAATCCTGAAAGAACTAGACGAACAAGAACACTTTGAGCGGTTTGAACGATGGCAACAAACCGCTTTTATTTGTACCCTGATTGCAAATTCTAATCGAGATCCGAAAAAGAAAAGCAGTCCATTTAAAACAGAGGATTTTAATCCAATCCCTATTCCGGGTGAAGAAAAACCGACGACAAAACGACAACAAACCCCCGAAGAGATGGCACGCATAGGAAAAATGATTTGCGTCGCATTGGGCGGCAAAATTATCGAAGGGTAGGACTTTCCTGCCCTTTACATATCCCCATTTTTAAGGGAAGGAGGGGGATAAATGGCAGGAAGCTTGGGAGAACTATTAGTAAAAATTGGTATTGATGCATCAAGCTTAAAAACTGGCTTAAATGCGACAATTAAAGACCTTAACAAGATGGAAAAAACAGCGGTAAAATCTATGGGACCTGCAATGGATAAGATTGGGGCAGGACTTATGGTTGTCGGATCTGCTGCTGCTGCTGGATTCGGAGCATTACTCACATCGGGCATAAAAGCCAATTCCAACATGGAACAATATCGGGCAACGTTGGAAACAGTTATGGGTGACAGTGAAGCAGCTGCGAAAAAGTTAGATTGGGTTAAACAATTCGCAGCAAAAACACCGTTTGAAATACCGGAATTAGTTGAATCGACTGTAAAACTGCAAGCAATGGGCCTCGAAGCTGAAAAAATGCTGCCGATTGCCGGTGATATGGCTGCGGTTTTTGCGTCGTCAGGTAAGACCGTAGGAATGGCAACCGAGGCCATTAATGATGCTATGATGGGAGAATTTGAGCGACTCAAGGAATTTGGTATCAAACTTAAACAAACAGATTTTAAAGAAGGCGGCAAGTACGCCGGTAAAACCTACGCTGAGGCTATTGTCGAGGAAGTCAAAAACCATAACTATACAGGCGCAGCGGATAAATTAAGCCAGACGTTTTCCGGCAGATTATCAACATTAAAAGATACCCTTATGAGCGCGCTATCAACTGCCACAGGACCGTTATTTGACAAAATCGCAGTAGGCATGGGTAACTTGATTACGAAAATAGACGAACTATCGGCTAACGGCACGTTACAATCATGGGTTAATAGTGCCACAGAAGGATTTAATACTTTCTGGGCAATAGGCGAAACGGTTTTTAATGGGCTTACCTGGGCAGGCAGATTTATTATTGACAACTGGGGCTTAATCGGGCCTATTGTTGCCGGAGTTTTAGCAAGCTATTTGGCCTATAGTGCTGCGATCCCGATCATAGAGGGCGTAAAGCTGGCAATGTTGGGATGGAAAACGATTACCACAGCATTAGCAGCAGAACAAGGATTTTTAAACGCTATGATGGCAGCTAATCCTATTGGCTTGGTAGTCGTAGCAATCGGCTTATTAGTAGCCGCCGGATATGCTCTATACCAAAATTGGGATACAGTAAAAACCATGGCAATTAATCTTTGGAATACAATCAAGGATAACCCTCTTGCGTGGATTGTTGCAGGCCCAATAATGGCATTAATTAATGCAGGGATTTCTTTGTATCAAAATTGGGATACGGTCAAGGCTAAAGCTGCTGAACTATGGGCGAAAGTAAAGGAACTTTGGGCGCTAATTACAGATAGCCCAATAGCAAACTTTGTTAAAAATCAATTAGCTGATCTTATTAGAGGTGTAGGTGAGGCCGTTCAGGTTTTTAAAGATGTTTGTACATGGATTAGCAAGGCTTGGAATTGGTTAACCACATGGAACAATACCGAAGCAAAGAAGAAAACGGTGGAAGTAGATGGGGTAAGTGGTGCGAGTGTTGGCAATAACGCGCAGGGAACAGACTATTGGCGTGGAGGCTATACCTGGGTAGGTGAGGAAGGCCCAGAAATACTCAACATCCCAAGAGGCAGCCAAATTATTCCTAATGATGAAATAGGAAAAAGCGTAGCTAAGGTATCCAAGCAAGATGCCTCAGACAAAACAGGCGAAGGCGATATAATAAATAATTTTGCCGACACATTTCGTGGGGCAAATTTTTATGTCCGGAGCGATAACGACATTAAACAAATCGCTCAGGAACTTTACAGATTGGGACAAAACAGAACCAGAGGAAGGGCGGTAATGGCGTGAACGGATACGAATACAACGCATTGCATAGCTTAAACGATTACGACATAATTGCTAACTCCATAGACCGTCCTATTCTCCCGACCTTACGCAAGCGCGAAATATCCATCGACGGTAAACACGGCACATATAGCTTTGATGACAACACCTACGAAAATCGGCCTATAACCGTCGAAATAAAATACATCGGGGAATCATTTAATGCCCTGCGCTTGCATATGCGGGACATTTCTGCATGGTTAAGCCAAACAACTTACAAAAAGCTTATTTTTGATGATGAGCCCGACAAATATTATTTGGCTAAAATCTATAGCGCGGTAAGCCTAGAGCTTTTTTGGAAGTTGGGCAAGGCAACAATACAATTTGAGTGTCAACCTTTTGCCTTGTACGTTGAAAGTAGTGGGGATGATCTTGCTTGGGGTGATGATGTCCCATGGGGTTCGGAATTTACTTGGGACAATGTTGATTTTCACACGATCAAACTTTAGGAGGATAAAAATGGAAGTTAAAATAAAAAGGCCGCAGGTAACAATATCTGCGGTTATTACTCGTGTCGATGGTACAGTTGAGGACTTGGGCGTAATTTGTAAAAGCACTGAAGTAGTGAAGGAGGACAAGAACGATGGCTGATGTTGTCAAAGTTGTAGATACGGGGCTTGCAAAAATAACTGACCTACTCGCGGCAGTAACGATAGTCTGTCCGGGCTGGGTAGGATGGGGAACCGGAACCACGGCACCAGTCGTGGGGAATACGGGGCTGGAAACACCCTCCGCAGAGGCGCGAACAGTAGGGACAAAGACACAGCAAACAACTACCACGACAAGCGACACCTATCAGGTTGTTGCCCTTATTACCGCAGCTTCAGCACAGGCGATTACCGAAGTTGGGGTCTTTGATGCCTTGACGAGCGGTAATCTTTTTCTTAGGGCAACTTTTTCAGCAATCAATGTTTCGATTGGTGATACTATCACATTTACCATTAAGACCGTTTTTGACAATCCGTAAGAGGTGAAAAAATGGGCAATACAGATAAAGAAATTATTGCAAGTGCAACAGTAACGCCAACCTTTGTGCGCGGAACAGGTAAAAATATAGCGGGGGCTGCGAATACTGCGGCCTCCGTTTTACATGGCGTAGGTAAGCATTTAACAAAAACCGTAACAGCCGCAGCAAGCAATAAAAAAGGCACAGGCAAAAACATAACGGCAAGCGTGACCGTTTCTGGCGCAATATACAAAAATGCAGTTACAATCACCCTCGATTACTACGGCAATGCCGAAGTAGGACTTGGCTCCCAAGAGGGCGCACAGTTTGACATTATCGTTACCGGCACGTTTACGACTTTTACAATCGCGATGAATGGAAAGTCTCTGACCTATACTGAAAACTGTGTAGCACAAACGATCACGATTGATAATGTTAATGCAACTGTAAAAAACGGGACAACAAATAAGTTAAGCAAAGTTACCGGGGATACAGCGGATTTTTTGAAACTTCTGCCGGGTAACAATGTGATAACAATTACAAAGGTAGGCGGCAATGTAAACTTTTTGTTTGATTTTATTGCGCAATTTATATAAAGGGGGTGCAATATGGCTTTACCAGATTTTGTCCTTTTAATCACAGGCAAACTAAAAGATGACTTTTTAAGATTAAATACGCATTTTGCCGCCATAAAAAGTGAAGTAAATGCAATTGTTTTAGGCTCTGCAGATGCAGAAGTTGGGCAGGCGCATGTTTCGACAGCAAAAGGAGAGTCATTTACAACGCTTGATGATCGAATTGAAGATATCGAAACCGACTTGCTTGCTGCTGAGTCGGACGTATCGTCCTTGCAATCGCTAAAAGCTGACACGACATATGTAGACACTCAGATAGCAGCAGTAGCCAGCGGCTCGCCCTCTGGGGTATATGCCACATTAGTAGCGTTGGAAGCGGCTTATCCGACAGGCACGACAGGTATTTATGTAGTGACAGCAGACGGACATTGGTATTATTGGTCGGGCGCAGCATGGGCAGACGGGGGGGCATATCAAGCTACGGAAATCGCAGACGGAACCGTTACCCCCGTTAAAACTAATTTTTTGACTACAGGCACAAACAAGATTAACCCTGATACTCTGCAGCATTTTAAATCTATCAACATTACGACAGGTGCAGTCGAAACCAGTGTCGGCGAAAATATGGTAACCGATAACATATATACAGGTGATTATGGTTATCTGGTTATGTCGTACTTGTCGAGTGGTGGGACACAGTCATTAATCACGGCTGTAGGAGTAGCGCAGTATGAGGCTGACGATACATTTATCTCATACGCTGCCGACGATATCACAACACTAAATGCAAGTTGTGCTTACGTTAAATTGTATATCCCTGTTGGATATTTAGCCAGGGTCGCTTATGTAATGTGCGAGCTTGCAAGCTCTTTGCCTTCGACATTTTCGACCTATGAGGCGTATAAGATTTTATTTTTACACAATGACGATGTTGAGAGGATAGACTCCGTTTTGGGTGAAAATATTCTTGACAATTCAACACCAACCGGAAAAGTGTCATATATTGACATTGGTAAAAACAAATTTAATCCCCACACCTGTTTGCATTATTACTATATTAATACGACAACAGGCGTAATTACTGCCACGGCAAACGAAAACCTTGTCTCAGATAAAATCTATGTTGGTACTACTGACAAGATAATTTTGTCCTATGTGGCATCAAATGGAACTCAAGCATTACAGAGTTTGGGGATTGCTCAATATGATAGCGCCGGTGCATTTATTTCTTATTCGACAGCGTCTTCAGCAACTTTTGCCGCTAATTGCTATTACGTCAGGTTGTATATCTTGGCAAGTTTCTTAGCGCGAGTAAAATATATACAGGCTGAATTGGTTGCTAGTGCTGTGACTGATTTCACAACGTATGCACCGTACATGGCGGTTATTAGCAGACCGGCTATCATAAAACCTGCTGAAATATCTTTACTATCAGAATTATTTACGGGCATCGGACAAGTAAAGCTTATCGGGGATAGCATTACCGCCGGTGTCAATGGCACAAATTACAAAAATGATGGCACAGATGGCGGTCAATTCTTATTTGAAGTGTACGGGAACGACTATTATGAAAACCTTAACGGTACGTGTTGGGCAAATATGCTCAGGGATTATATTGAGGAAAAATTCCCTGCTTGCACTGTTAAAAATTGGGGTACTCATGGTCTGAGTGCTGACATATTCGTAACAGTATTTACAGAGGCGGGTAGTCTGCATGG